ACACAATGGTAGAATATATGTTGGTCTTTTACCTTACATAAAAGAGTTTTGTTCTAGAAACTCTGTAGAATATATAATAGAGGAAGGAGTAGAAGATGAACGGAATATTGATCGTGAAAGCGTTAGAAAATTTGCCGAGTCCCTACGACCAAAAGCCAGAGGGAAGTCTATTGAATTTCGTGGCTACCAAATTGATGCAATATTTCATGCTATACGAACAAATCGTTGTCTTCTTTTATCTCCTACTGCTTCGGGTAAGTCACTAATAATCTACACACTTGTTCGTTATTATCATTTGATGAATCTAAAAACACTGATACTTGTTCCAACGACATCTTTGGTTGAACAGATGTATTCTGACTTTATTGACTACGGTTGGAAAGACGAGCATATTCATAGAGTGTATGCTGGACATGACAAGGGTTCTAAAAAACCTGTGGTGATTTCTACATGGCAGAGTTTGTATAAACTTCACAGACCTTACTTTGCACAATATGGTTGTATCATAGGTGATGAAGCTCATTTATTTAAGGCCAAGTCACTCACAGATATAATGGCAAGAAGTGCTGATTGTAAATATAGGTTTGGATTGACAGGAACACTTGATGGAACACAAACACATAGACTTGTGCTTGAAGGTTTGTTTGGTAAAGTCACACAAGTCACTACCACTAAAGAACTGATGGACGATGAAACACTTGCAAAACTAGACATAGATTGTATTGTGCTCAAACATACCGATGAAGAATGTAAAAGGATTAAGAAATATACATACGCAGAGGAACTAAACTACATTGTATCACATACGAAGAGAAATAAGTTTATAGAGAATTTGTGCAAGACAATAAAAGGTAATACACTGGTTCTTTTCCAACTGGTGGATAAACACGGAGTTTTGTTACACAATGAAATTAAAAAGCTTGACAAGAAAGTATTCTTTGTGTATGGTGGAACGACAACTGAAACGAGAGAAAAGATTAGAGGTATCGTTGAAAAAGAAAAAGACTCTCTTATCATTGCGAGTTATGGTACATTTTCTACTGGTATTAACATTAGGAATATCAACAACATCGTGTTCGCCTCTCCTTCAAAAAGCAAAATCAGGGTCTTGCAGTCGATTGGGCGTGGACTTAGAAAGATGGAGAATAAATCAGTTGTTCGCCTGTTTGATATTGCCGACAATGCCTCGTACAAATCAAGACAAAACTTCACATATAGACACTTTACAGAAAGACTAAATATCTATAAAGGGGAAAACTTTAGTTACAAAGTTAGTAAGGTAAATCTATGAGTTATCAAATGGTAAAATTATCAAATGGAGAGGATATCATCTGCAATGTTGAGGATGAGAATGGAAATATTTTGATAATATCTTCACCACTAAAAATGGAAACTTATAATAGAACCACAGAAAAAGGCATGATAGAATCATTAGGTCTTTCACGATGGATACAGCCTTACTCTGATGAGGATGAGTTTACGATTCATAAAAACACAGTCGTGCTAATGACACCAGTGAGTGTTGGATTGAAAAGATACTACGAGTATGTTTTAAAAAGTATGGAAGATATGGATCTTACAGAAGGTGGCCCGACAGAAAAAGAAATTAAAGTAATAGAAAAAGAAGAGACAATTGAAGATTTAGAAAATGATTTAGATGAAATGGAAGCTATCTTAGATAAACAGAAAAGTACAATACACTAGTTATATCTGATGAGTCACAAAGTGATTATACACACATTTTCCAGTCTTGTCAACACCCAAAAAAATATTAATTGACCTTGACATCACCAAGTATTTTTGGTAAGATGTATCTAATTATTCGCAAGGAAATTTCAATGGCAAAACAAAAAACTGTTCATTATGTTGATAACAAAAAATTTCATCAAGCTATGATAGAGTGGAAAGAACAATGTAAAGATGCAGAGGAATCTGGGAGTGAACCACCTAGAATATCTAACTATATTGGTGAATGTTTTTTAAAGATAGCAAATGGTCTATCGTATAGGCCTAATTTTATAAACTACACATATAGACAAGAAATGATTAGTGATGGGATAGAGAACTGTTTACAATACATACACAACTTTGATCCAGAAAAATCTAAAAACCCATTTGCATATTTTACACAAATCATTTACTACGCATTTATTCGTAGAATACAAAAAGAGAAAAAACAGTCTCATGTAAAACATAAGATGATAGAGAAACAAGATTTTGCACAATATACAACTATGCCTGGAGACTTTACAAATTATAATATTGGTGGATTTGATCCAAATGTAATGTTACCAGATGAAGCTGTTTACAAACCAAAAAAGAAAGAAAGTAAAGATGAACCAAAAGGTTTAGAAAACTTCATGGATAATTGACATGGAAAATTTGACAGTCCCTATTGGTTTAACTCCTAAAGTTAAAAAAGGTGAAGTGCCAGATCTGAAAGGTATTGTGGTGCAAGAATTACAATATGCATTTATGGCACGACATTATAATCTTTTTGAAGAAGAAAAGAATCTAGTATGGCCTGATGATTGTGAATATCACCCATATATTGAGGATTTAAACTGGTTGATAGAAACTAGGATAAAAGAGTTTAGAGATGAAAACGTAGAACAAAAACAAAAAGAACAAGATCTTGATAATTATCATATGACTAATTATAAGTCACACCTTTTTATAAAGGAGTTTGAAACAATATCAAGATTGGTGTTAGATAACTTTTGTCCAAAAGAACATAACTTTAAAACAGAGGATTGTTGGGGTGCGTTGTATAGAAAAGGACACTATATAAAAACACATCACCACTGGCCATCTGCATTGAGTTGGACATATTATGTAAAGACAACAGATAATACAGAACCATTTATTTTTGTGGGTAATGGTGAAGAAAAACATATCTATCCAAAAGTGGGTGACTTAATTATTTTTCCATCTGTGATGAACCATAGAGTTCCAGTATCACAAACAGATGATGAAAGGATTGTAGTGGTAGGAAATATTAGATGAACGTAGCAATAATTACCGATACTCATTTTGGTGCAAGGAATGATAACATAAATTTTAGTGAGTATTTTTACAAGTTTTATGATGAACAATTTTTTCCATATCTAAAAGAACATAATATCAAACATTGTATTCACTTAGGTGATATAATGGACAGACGCAAGTATGTTTCATATAGGACGGCAAAAGAATTTCGTGAGAAGTTTATAAGGCCTTTCATAGACCTTGGAATAGAACTTCATGTTCTGGTTGGAAACCATGATACTTATTTTAAGAACACCAATGATGTAAACTCTGTTGTAGAATTAATTGGTGACAGATATGAAAATATTAAAATATATCCAGAGGCAGAAGAGGCCATATTTGGTGAGTTGTCTGTTTTGTTTGTGCCTTGGATAAATGCATCAAACCATGCTTCAACGATGAAGGTTATAGAACAATCAAGAGCCGATATGTGTATGGGTCATTTAGAGATTGCTGGTTTTGATATGATAAAAGGTATGAAGAATGAACATGGATATAGTAAATCTATTTTTTCAAAATTTGATAGTGTTTTTAGTGGGCATTTCCATCACAAATCTGATGATGGCCAGATATATTACTTGGGCAGTCCATATGAGTTTTATTGGAACGATTGTGGAGATAGAAAAGGATTTCATGTCCTTAACACTGATAGCAGGCAACTGGACAGAATCATAAATCCTAGAACTATTCACAAGAAAATATACTATGATGACACCGACAAAAACTATGATGAACACGACATCACAGAGTATAAAGATAATTATGTTAAACTTATTGTTGTAAATAAAAAAGATTTATATCAGTTTGATAAGTTCACTGAAAGATTGTTAAAGGCAGACTGTCACGAAGTAAAAATTATAGAGGACTTCTCTGACATGGATGCTAACTCTGTTTCAGATGATATTGTAGAGAATACACAAGACACAATGACGATATTAAGTAAGTATGTAAAGGAACTGGATACAACACTAGATAAACCTAGATTAATAAACATACAGAGACAACTTTACAAAGAGGCCCAAGATTTAGAAATATGATTAATTTTAAGTATGTGAGATGGAAAAACTTTCTATCAACTGGAAATCAACCCACAGAGATTCAACTAGACAGAAATCCTACAACACTCATTATCGGTGAGAATGGTGCTGGTAAGTCAACTATTCTTGACGCATTGTGTTTTGGATTGTTTGGTAAACCTTTCAGATCAATCAGTAAAAATCAAATGGTAAACTCTATCAACAATAGTTCCACTATGGTTGAGGTTGAGTTTTCTATCGGTAGTGTTCAATACAAAGTTATTCGTGGTATCAAACCAAACAAGTTTGAGATATATCAAAACGACAAGTTATTAAATCTTGAAGCCAATGTCAGAGATTATCAAAAGATATTAGAACAACAAATACTCAAGTTGAACTATGGTTCATTCACACAGGTTGTAATATTAGGCAGTGCATCTTGGGCTCCATTCATGCAACTCAAAGCAAGACAAAGAAGGGAAGTCGTTGAGGAGATATTAGATATAAAAATTTTTTCAACCATGAACCTTATACTAAAACAGAAAATCAAAACTATTCTGGAGGACATTCGTGATATAGAACATCAATATGATTTGGTGTCATCAAAAATTGATATGCAAGAAAGTCATATCGTATCTATGAAAGAGAACAAAGATAAAATCATTCAACAGAAACAAGATGCTATAAAAGAGAATGATTTTGAGTTATCGAAAAGAAGAAGTGGTAGAAAAGACCTTGAGGATAAAAATAAAGAACTACTACAAAGCATGATCGGTGAAGATCAAGTTACCAGTAAAAAAGATAAGTTGAAGGACATTCAGTTTACACTCAAGGACAAACACAATCGTCACATTAAAATGATTGAGTTCCTAGAAAACAACGATGAGTGTCCTACTTGTGAACAGGACATAGATGAAGCTTTCAAAACAAAGGCAATCACACAAAGAACAGAACAATCAAAAGAACTGTCTGATGGGCTGAAAAAACTCTCAAGTGAAATGACAAGGGTGACTGATAAAATAAAAGAATATAAAGATATTGCAAAGTTGGTGCGAGAAAACGAAGTAAGTATTGCACAGTTGAATACATCTATTAACGAACTAGAAAAGTTCAATGTCAAACTTCACACTGAAATAGAACAATACAAAAAAGATGGTGTGGAAGAATCAGATATAGAAAAACTAGAAAGTCTAAAAGTTGATATCGAAAAGGTAGGTGAACAAAAAACCAAACTCAAAGAGGACAAAGTGTACCATGAGGCTGCAAGAAGTATGCTCATGGACACAGGTATTAAGACAAAGATAATAAAACAATATCTACCGATTATGAATAAACTTATCAATAAGTATCTAACGTCTATGGAGTTTTATGTGAACTTTACACTAGACGAAAACTTTGAGGAAACAATCAAGTCGAGATATCGTGATGAGTTTACCTATGCATCTTTTAGTGAAGGTGAGAAGATGCGTATTGACCTTGCATTACTCTTTACATGGAGAGCTGTTGCAAAAATGAAAAACTCTACGAATACGAATCTACTTATACTAGATGAGATATTTGACAGTTCACTTGACGGAACTGGGACAGACGAGTTTTTAAAGATACTGAATACGTTGAGTGGTGAAAATATATTTGTGATTAGTCACAAACAAGATGCACTTGCAGACAAATTCAGAAGTACAATTAAGTTTGAAAAAGTAAGAAACTTTAGTCATGTTGCGTGATGGGTAAAAGAAGTGATTACGAGAGAGTAGATAGAGATTTCTATCCAACACCTTGGCAAGCAGTAGAACCTCTTGTTCCACATCTGCCGAGTGAGTTTGCATTTGCAGAACCATGTGCTGGTGATGGTGCATTAGTTAATCATATAGAGACTTTGGTTGAGGGAAGTTGGTGTTCTTGGGCATCAGACATTGAACCACAGAGTGATAGTATTCACAAAAATCATTTTAGAGATTTGGGTTCAAGTGAGTTCCTAGAAACTGACTACATTATTACAAATCCACCGTGGGACAGAAAACTATTACACCCCATGATAGAGTATTTTACTGCATTTAAACCAACATGGTTATTATTTGATGCAGACTGGATGCATACTAAACAAAGCATAGAATACTTACCTTTACTGAAAAAAGTGGTAAGTATCGGTAGAGTACAGTCT